TTATTGCTATACTATCGGCTGTCCATCCTTGCTCGTATAGACTTTTCATTCTCATTATGTCATTTTTCGTAAATTTACGATTCACTTCTAACTCCTTCAATCTTTTTAATAGGTATTAAATCTATTTCCCCGTCTAGATAATTTTTGCATTTGATATCCTTGTTCTTATTGACGATTAAGTCGGCATAAGCACAACGTTTTTTTAAGAAATTTTCAATACTGCGGTTGTGCTTAATTTGCTTATTGAGAATTATTGGACAATTTTTACATAAGTCGAGTTGAAACAAAGTATCTAGAATTTTTCGATTGTGTGCTTTTGCAAACTGTTCGGCTTCCGACTTTGTCTCGAACTCGACTTCTGTCCCTACCTTGTCGATTACTACCTTAAAAGTTGTTTTCCATGTATTCATCATACGCACTCACTGCTTCCGGTGAAATATCCGCCAACAAATCTCGTACATCAACGATTTCAGCATCTTCTTCGTCATAGTATTCAATTCCGTCCCACTCAAAATCATCCGCTTCTGCTATTTCTTCAAATTCTGCGATAACGGCTTCATACTCGTTTATCAAGTCGTTTATCTTGCAATCTTCCCACTCTCCGTCAAAAGGACATTCTTCCATCAGCGGACATTTTTCGCACATAAAAGCGTCTAAGTTCTTAAATTCTCTATCGTCTTCCATCATAATTCCTCCATAAACTTTATAAATTCTTCTAAAGATTTTGGACAGCAATATTGTCCTCCGCTTTTCAATATTCTGTTTCGTCTGACAATTTGGTCTGCTTGTAGGTCATTATTACCAACCTTTAGTTCTACTGCTACAAATTTACCTTTGTGGCAAATCAGTAAGTCTGGAGTACCCTTACCAGTCCAACCGCTGCCATGTACGTTTACATGGTAGATATCTTTTTCTTTCAGATACTTTATACAGTTGGATTGGAGTTGCGATTCTTTAGGCATTTTTGAGTTTGCTCAACAAAGAATATACTGCCGGCTTTGTTGGTTCAACATCGTCATCTACCGCTCTCTTGTTGTTCATTCTAGCAAAAGTCATGGGCTTACCGCTCTTTGTTTCTTCCACGAGGTCGTGACTTATGACAGCAATCAACTGTTTACCAGTAAGTTCTGCCGGGTCAACTTCCTCTGCTTCCATGTCATTCAGAAGGCACTTAGCACTGTAAGAAAATGCATTATATGCTCCTTCGTTAACGTCCCCGTTATTTTTGAAAAGATTAAACTTTTCTACATACTTACCACCGGACGACTCATATTCCAGTTCGATTTTCCCAAAATCTTCATTGTAACTAGCCTTAGTACAAGTGAAGATATATTCTCCCTCCGGAATCAGAGTGAATCCACCTTTGCTCAACGGAATTTTTGCCATTTTTAATTTCCCCCTCTTTCTTTACTTCTCAATGTTGTTGTGGTCTTAACTACTTCATATTTTTCCAAAAGCCCGTCGGCTGTTAGAAGTTCTTTATCTATACTTCGTGTCTCACTTACACTCAACGTCCAAGTTGTTTTAGCACTTTCTACTATAGCAGATGTTTTGCCGTTTGTCAAGCCTTTTTCACATTCTGTTTTAATTAATTTTTTTATGTCAGCAAGTCTTTTCTCAAGTGGAGCAACTACTGCTAATTTAGCCATCAACTCGTCTGCTTCTTTTAGTAAAGCATCCATTCCGTCATCTGTTGTCACGTTTGTCTTACCTATCTGCTTCATCAAGTCTTTATCAGCATCGGTAATTTCTGGAGAAATACCGGTAAGAACGTTGTCTTTCCAGAACTTAACTGCTTCTGTAATCAGCCCTTCGAATCCATCGATGTCGCTGACGTTTATAGATATTATTTTAGTATTCTTCGGACTGGGTACAAAATTCTCCGGCTTAGCGTAATCTGTGTCTTCTAAAAAACAAACTACAAACACCACCTTATCTACTCCGAGCAAATGTGCATATAACGCTCCCTGTAGTAGATAATTATGAGGAACACCGTTCTCCCAATCTTCTATACGCTTTGTGGTTTTGACTTCAATTACAGCCGTTGTTTTACCGTCTTTTTGAATCAATGCGTCCCACATTCCACCGAAGATTGGCTCGTCCTTAAAGAAGTCGCCCCAAGTTTTTTTAAACGGGTCTGCTCCATAGATGTCTGTAGGAAGAATTATATCGTCCGACCAAAATATCTTCTTGAGATATGCCAGTACTTTTGGTTCAATAACCTTACCGGCTATGGTATAAACAGTATCCTCAAAAGGTTCTTCGTAAAATTTAGTGATTGCACACCATGTCTTGAATGGTGTATTCCACTTATCAAATCCAACTATCGAAGAAAATCTCGTACCTGTTATTTTTTTAGGTTTGGGAAGTTTTCCTTCTAGTTGTATTTGATTAGCACTTAACGATTTGTATTCCATCTTCTATCCCCCGTTCCTTTAACGCATCCATTACATCTTTATAATTGTATTCGAGTATATCCGACGGTAATTCTACGGCTATAAATCCCATCGGGTCGCTATATTCATAGGCGTTGTCGCTAAAGTGCCATCTGTTGGAAATAACTTTATATCTCAACTTGAATACCGGAAAACCATCAAATAATGCCGTTTTTACGAAACCTCTCCCCAGATAAGTACTATCCGATAGATTCACTTTTCCGTCAATCAGAGGTATAAAATAAACTTTTTTGTGTGCGTCCAATAGGCTGACAATTTGGTCATTTTTAAGTAATTCCATTAGTTCCCTCCTACAATCTCGCCAACACTTATGAGTATTTCCTCTAGTTCAGACTTAGTCAAATTCTGTTTAGTTTCGTTCACTTCGGTAATGAAGTCGTCATATTCGCCCATCGTTGCTAAAATTTTGAGAGCATCCTCAAGTTTTTCGATTAGCATTGCATCCGGTGATGTAGATGATACCCCACTCTTTAGTTCTGCTCGTTTTGCAGGAGTAGCAGGGGCTTTCGATTCTTTACCGAGAAGACTGGGTTTATCTAATTTACTGTCGGCATCTATCTCGTCCTGTTCCACTATGTCTAGCATCAACTGATATAAATACCTTCTGTAGTATGTAACACTAGAACCCATTGACTGAACTTCATTAGTGACCACATTGCCTTTACTACTGATAATAGGACTGGCTTCTCTAAAAGGTATCTCAAAAATAACGCTTCTGTCTTCGCCTTTAGTAAAGTTTTCAGTATCGATTACTTTAATTATAGCAGATTCTTTTGTAAAAACTATTTGGTCATAGAGTTTAAGTTCTGCAAATATCTTATTCTTGACCGGTACGATATCTGACAGTTCAAAATACTTAAATTCTTGATGTCTGTTGAGACCGCTTTTCTTTGGATTTGCTTCTGCAAACATAATTCTTGCTCGTAGGATTTTTTCGAAAACATTCATCGGTTTTCTTTCTGTTTCAACTACCTCCTTTTTCTCTACTGGTTTTTCGACCTTAGTTGTTGCTTTTGTTGCCATTTTTTTCCCTCCTATATATTCTTGTATCCTCTGTGTCGCAATATCACAATACCACATCTTATCTACTTTGTCAACGGAAATTTGCAAATTATTTGAAATTATACAATTTGACGGAATACCTTCTATTTTAGCAACTCCGTTTGTGCTTTTTTTAACCTTGTAGAGTGTACCAAGCCGGTGGTCTCTTGTTGCGAAAACTCGATTTGTTTTAAAACAAGGAACTTCGTTATCGTCCACTAATTGGTAAACTTTGGAATATAAACTACTACCTTTGGATATATACTGAAATTCTTTTATATCGTTACAGTCGTCTATTGTTTTTTCCGGCGGAGTTCCGTGAATAAAATAATCTACTATAGCCTTTTTAATTATTGTCGCTGAATTGTTTATAGACCATGCTCCGGCTTTAGATTCACCGTATGTCACATACGCTCCTTTTGTTTTTATCTTGCCGTTTTCATATTCTACAATATAATTATTTACGTCCTTTTGTACTATTTTTTCAATACGGTCTTCTTCTAATTGAAATCCTACTCGCTTTTCCCACTCTGAGTTGACTGCTTCAATTTTAGGTAAATCTTCTTCTCTCAATCTTATCATAATTCCGTCTGTGTTGAAGTTAATTATTTCTAAGTCATGTACAGACTCAATGTAACCCATTACCAAATCAGTAAGGAATAACTGACCACTAATACAAACGGAGCGTCCCATCAACGGGTCGTATAGGGGATTATATTGATTGAGCATAGCTCCGTAGGTTGTATTGAGAACAAGTTTCAAGGCGTTGGCTACTTCTTTGTTTCCATCGGCTTTTGCCTTCAATCTTGTTTCATAAATCTCTCGATAAGTCTCCGGTTTCATCATCGCTCTGGAATAATAATTACAGTATATAATAAGAGAAGGATAAAGACTAGCCACATCATAGTTTCTTATAACATAGCCGTCCTTACTTTCTCCAACATAGTTTTTAATTGCTCCATGAACTCCTCCCCAAGCGTAAACTGTTTCTGTACCACCAATAGTTGTAGTCAATGAAGTTTTAAATAAATCTTCGTCCGGTATGGTTTTATCGTATATAGTATCGAAAAATTCGAAAATTTCATAGGGTATTCTATTATTGTTAAGTTTCTTAGGATATGTATAATCTCTTTCGTCGTCTATTATATTTTCTCCGCTTGCATCAAGAACCATCGCAGTTAATTTGGCATTGGTAGCATATAGGGCTTGATTCAAAGGTATGTCGTATAATTCAGCCAATTTAGTTTTTGTAATTAAATATTCCTTGCGAACTTCTATTAATCTCTCAAGGGCAACTACATCGTGTTGACAGTACAACTTAACTTCTTGAAGTTCTTCTTCGGTCAATGGTCTATCTATATCAAAAGGTACAGAACTTTCTTGAATGTCCATAAAAAGATGTCCTTCGATTTCTTTCAAAGAAAGACCTTGTCTTACATCGTCTTTAATGTCGAAACTTTCTAAATATATTCCATAGCAATCCTTAATGAATGGGTGTTCGAAACCGTTGTTTCCGGCTATGATAAAATCGTTTATTGATTTAATCGTAGCATGGTCTGCTCCACCTAATATTGCTTTAATTATGTAGTTATCATAATGCTTGTTGTTAAATCCTACTAACGGAAAATGGTTTTCTTCCATGTAAATTTTGAGACCTGTCGGGTCGTCTATAAAAGTAGTAAACCCATCTTCGCCAAAATCTTTGAAGACTATCATCCAGTTGTAAGAAAAAACTTCACAGTCGTATAATGTCATTGATAATTATATCCCTTCTGATATTCTTGCATTTCTTCTTCGAATATTGCTACGTTAAAATCCATATACTTACATAGAGCGTTATATATACTTCTTTCTACGGTTCCTTTGGTTATAAAGTGTATATACGAAGCCGGCTTTGTTTGTCCTATCCTGTATATTCTATCCTTACTCTGCTCCAGTAAGGTACTGCTGAGTGTCGGCTCGTAGTATAGAATTGTATCTGCCGCAAACAAGTCTATGCCTTGTGATGCAGTCTGGTATTGACAAACTATAACTTGTATGTTTTCATCTTCTTGAAATTTTCTCCAAATACTTTTGTCTTTGGTTTCTCCGTCCAATGTCACGTATTTTATTTTTCTTTTCTTCAATAACGCTTCTATCTGTCTAATACTATACTTAAAATTAGCAAAAATTGCAAGTTTTTTATCGAATGTTTCTAAAAAATCGTCAAGTACACTAATTTTTTCACATTGTACTTCGTATAACTTAGTGTTATTTGTATAAAACCCAGAGCATATTTCTCGTAATAAAGTCATCAAGTGCATTGGGTTTTCCGGGACAAGGTCTAATTCTACATTTGCTTTATCGACCGCTAACGACTTGTATAGTTTTTTATCTTTGAGTTCTATTTCGTAAATCTCGTCTGGAAGTTTTTCGGGTAAATCTAAACACTCATCTTTAGTTACTCTATATGAATATTTGTGTACAATTCCTTGTACTTCGTCCATGTGTAAATAGCGGTAAGGTTGATAATATTTATTCAACACACAATATCTGTCCAAAAACTTATAGTAACTTCCGAAGTGCTTAGACTCAACCGACCTCGCTCCTTTGACCGGAAACAAGAAAGCAAACTGTGACCACAAATCTTCAAACCGACCGTTGCCGGACGCTGTTCCTGTTAAAATGTACCTATAAGAAGCATTTAACGATAGTTGCAATAATGCTTTGGTTCGTTTACTACTGTGGTTTTTGATAAAGTGTGCTTCGTCTAAAACTATAATGTCCCAATTCTGCTTGTATTCTTTTCTTCTCCAAACTATATCATAATTGATTATTGTTATCTTACTAAGTTCTTCTGGTTGTCCTAACTTTTCAAGGTCTCTATGCCATGCCCCCATCGTTGCTTTTGGTGCAACGATTAGAACATTTTTTGCCTTGTTTTGCGACACTAACTCTTTGATTCGTAAGAGAACGGGGATTGTTTTACCAGTCCCCTGTTCCATATACAACGCTAAACTATCATTTAATCTCAAATAAGACAGTGCTATTTTTTGATGTCTGTAAAGTTCAATCATGCTGAATATATTTCCCGTTTACTCCCACTAAGAAAGTTCCACAATCACATTTAACACAAGCAAGAGTTTTATCTTCTATATCGTAGTTTCCGGTAACTTCGTTAAAAGTTTTTCCATACTCGACCGGAAGCATTTTCTTGCAAACCGGACAAGGTTCTTCGTTTCTAATTTCTCTCATCTCTTTAGTTTCGTCAGATGATATCGAGATAAAATCGACATCTTCTTCGGGTTCGGAGTCGTAATAGGCTCTCAATATTTTAGAGACTCGTGGTACGTCCTGTGATTCTTCGTCTACAACTTCCATTATAGATATCTTATCTCCGCTCTTTGCTCTGGCGTTGTGTGCGATACAAAATTTTAATACATCTTCTCTTACATCATCCATGTTGTTGGATGTAGTCCAACCTTCCTTACTGCCGTCTGCCGGTAAGTAAAGAAACGAAACACCGTTGGCTAAACCATCTACGACGGGGGGAACATAAGAACTATAGTCGAGGGGTTCTTCGTCCTCGAAGTGTTTTTCAATCGAGGTTAAAATTTTATTTCTCACCTTCTGTAGAACTTTATAATCTGCTTCAATTATCCAATGTTCATCTTTAATGTAACCCATATTATCCTCCTGTTTATTCGTTCTCTATTACTACTGATACGATTTCCGAAACTCTGAATGTCATTTCGTGAGTATTTGATGTTAGTCTGCAAAAATCCCTCTCGCCCGTTTCAATTATTCTGAATAGTTCATCTATAACCTCTGTTGAACAAACTGCAACAAAAGGTCTTTCGCTCTTTTTTATCCAAACGTGTACTTTATGCATCTCATTCATACTCCCACCTCAAATGAATACCCATCTAACTGTTCTACCTTCTTTTCCCTCTCCTGCTTTTCTTTGAGTGCGATTAGTGCGTTTTCATAATGAGATGCAATATCTGTATATGCCAATCTCATAAACTCGGTATCTTCTTCCTCAGCATCTTTTTTGAACGCTTCTAATTGTTCTGTCATGTAAAAAATGCACTTTTGTATATCCATCACTCTATCCCCCATCCCACATATTTTTCACAATTTTTGCAAGCGTCTATTGGTTCATCATCGTTTTCAGAATATCCAAAGCCAAGACATTTATCTCCGCCCCATTCCGCTCTGTCGCAGTTAGGTTTCTGTTTGCCTTGCAGCCGCCTAAGTTCGTGCAAAGCCTGTTCGATAACCACTAACGCTTTGTCGTATGTTGATGCTGTGTACTCCAAATTGACCATATTTTTAATAATTTCCCACGCTTCTTCTATAGTCATATTTTCACCTCAACTTTCTTCCGCAATGGAAACAGTTTTTTATAAGTTTGGGTAATACAGGTTGACAAAAATCATCATCAACTATCGTGTATTCCGAATTACACCATGCACATGGCTCTGTCCGCATCTGCTGGAGTGCTTGTATGGCTACTGGTATTGCTTTTGCCATATCTTCATCTCTCCATATACCAACCGATGGGTCATGGATATTTTCTACATCATAATCATGTAAAATGTCTATCGCCCCTTGCACATCTTCATCCGTCACAGACTGACGTGCAATTTCGGAGTTGATGAGTTCTTCGCATTCCTCTAATGCCCACATGAGTTCCTTATCCTCAATTTCATACTCTTGCGTGTCGTTGTATTCTTCGTCATATTCAATCGTGCAAGATTTGTTATGGACTATATCCTTAAGTTCTTTTAATTCTTCAATCGTCATTTGACACCTCCACCAACTCAACCTCTGCCTCTTTTCCACACGGACAATCTTTCAGTTCGCTAATAAATTCTTCGCTTGAATCACTTGAATAAATTTCATATGCAAACCCACAAAACTTACATCTTACTTTGTATTTACTTATCTTCATCGAAATCTCCTCTCTCAATGAATTGTTGTATCCAAGCACAGCACTCATACCAGCCGCTGTTTTCTCCGTACTGTTCTGTGCCTTGTTTGTGGTCTTCTCGTTCTTTGGCACACTCTTGCATGATGTTGTTAAGAAACTTAATCAGTTTTACTTTGTCTAACATAACGCCACTTCCTCTCTATCTCTCTCCTTTTCTTCGTTTTGTGTACAGAAACCGGAGGTATCGGTGGTTTTCTTTTCTTGTTTTTATTTTCTTTCTTTTTATGTGCCATGCGTTAATTCTATCACACTTATACTAATAAGTCAAGTAAAATATGTACGAAAAAGAATAGCAAATGGCACAATCTCTTGTGCCATTTACCGAAAGGAGGGAGTATATGAAGTGTAAGAGTTATTCGCCCTTAAACACATCACCCAATGTAATAAATAGTTGTTTAAAAGCATCTGTTAATTTATCTGTATTGATTTCTTTTCTAGGTTGATTCTTCAAAACACTTACTTGTTCTTCTAGTTCTGTTACTCTCGCTTCATATGACAATATCTGACTTGAGCAACTTACTAGTTTGTCGTTTTGTTCTTTTATTTTATCGTCTTTGGCTTTTATCGAAGTCTGTAGAGAAGTTAGTTGTGTAGTTACAGACGCAAGTGATTGTTTGGCTATATCTCTTTCACGCACGATTGTAGATTTCTCGCTATTCAATTTACTTACGTCGGCTAATAGAGAAGATAATGCTACAAGAGCGTTACCTAAATTTACTTTACCATCTTTGATAAGTTTCTCCGATTCTTCCCAAAGTTTTGTGTTGGTTTCTGTAGTACCTCCGAAATCCCCATCAATACCGTCTTTATTTACACCAAAAGTACCCATGTCGTATTTCTTATATTTAAGAAACCTTTGCCAAATCTTTGTATTCTCTACGTCCGAATTACCTTTGTATAATTCCATATGTCCTCCACCGTAATCTATAAACGGATTTTCAAACCAATACTCCCATTGCTGTGATGTGCTAGGTCGTTTACCTAATTCATAAACAACCACTCCCCATTGTTCTCCACGACTTTCTTTTATGAATATTTTACCATTGATTATATCTTGTACAAAACCAATGTGTCCATTGTATCCTACACAGATACCAACACGATGAGGAATTGTACTTATATGTCCCATCGGTAGGTTGAGTTCTTTTGCTAAGTTATATAGCATGGTTTCGTTTAAATCTGTTTCGCTTTTATAAGGCACTTGCCCGGAGGCGGTTCCGTCTCCCCATCGTATCTCTTTATCGACACCTATACAATCTTTAACTGTGTCGTCTTCCCAGAGTTCATATGCATAAGAGTGGTCAAGATACCACTTCTCGAGTCCTTCTTGTCTACGCTTCGAATCCCAAAGTGGACGACTAGCCTTTTGACCATAACAACCAGCCCAGTATCCACCTTTAACAAGTTTCAATCTGCGTACATATTCCTCGACAGGGAATTTACCTATATAAGGAAGCCACTCACTCTGCATCTGTAATGTCCTTATCGTCGTTCTTTTCTTTGAGTTGTTCGAACATAACTTTGAGAAACTTGGGCATTGGTACTCCCATGAGACCTATATTCTCGAAAACAGAAAGACCTTCGTTGCCGATAAAGAAAAGTATAACAGCGGTACGAGCAATATCTCCGGTGTTGATTGCTCTATCGAGCTGAACTGCCATTAAAACAACAATCAATATTACTGCTTTTTTACATATACCCTTGAATCCGGCTTTACTATCTATTGCACCACCTTCTGTTTTTGGGGATTTCTTAAAAACTCCTGCCACTACAATGCCTGTAATCCAATCAATCGCCATGATTATGACAAGAGTCTGTAGTGCCATGTCCCAGCCCCCCATAAAGTAAGTAATCGTCGTTCCTATTGTTGTTAATATTCCGAGTATTGCGAGTTTCATTTTTTCTTACCCTCTTTCTTCGCCTTTTCCGCCTTGATTTTCTTCGCCTTGTTGGGCAGTTTCTTCTCGACCAAAGCCATCAAAAAGTCATACCGTTTGCTATCGATTTTCGTTATCTTGCTCATGTTACCTCCTTATGTCAACTCTGTCAATGTGTCTGTTATCACACCACTTGCTACTGTCCAATCCCTGTAGTACACCTTGCTTGTCACGCTATCAATTCTGACTTTATTGTTGTCAAAATACTCGTAGTTGTTTTCTGGCAAGGCAACATACTTAGTATCAAGCAAAAGTTCATACCAAAGCAAATCATCAGCATCAGCACTTGTGCAAGTAAACCCGTCAAGTCCTACATTAAGAGTACAATCCGCTGTGACATCTTCCTCTGTACCGTCCACAAGATTGAGTATCGTGACCTTTGAGATTTCGCTGAACACCTTTCCGCTGACCGTAATGCCTGTGCCATAAGCATCAACATCACAAACACAAGGCTCTGCGATTACCGTTCCATTTGGTTTTGAGATAAGAGCAGGTACAGCAGGAAGGTCTGTTTCTATTGGGGTTGCGAGTTGGTAGTAGATTACTGTTCCTGCAAGTGCGGCTTGTGCGGCGGCGATGTCTGCATAAGTTCCCTTTGGAACTGTTAATCGAACCAATCCCGACGCCGCTATGTAATATCCATATATATTTACATCGCCATTGTTATTGCCAGTGCTAAAACTATTAGTCGAGCCTGTTACCATTAATGCTCCTGTGGTATAAAAAGCCGATGTATAGTCGGTGTCGTAAGACAAAGAAATCCTATCAGCAGGTTGTGATGTGTCGTAACTTACAAAATCGCCGCTTACTAAAGTATGACCATCACTTACCCTCTGCACCCTTTTCCAAGTTCCATCAGACTTACGCTCTATTGTGTCTTTAGTATTGTTAGGCAGTCTGCGGTATGGGTTGTCATCAGAGTAGGTTGATGAGATGTAATTGTCATCCTCGTCATAACTTGTCCACCTTGTCGCTCCTGCGTGGACTGTACCGTCGATGTAGTGGGGGAACATGGCGTCTAAAACTGCGGTGTCGGTGATTAAGTCTAAGCCGAGAGCGGTTCTATCAATCAACATCATGTAATCAACTTCCATGACTTTGCCACTTGCTGTTGCGGCGTCGGCATAGTAATGATATATCCTACAAGTTTGAGTTGATAAGGTAGAATCTAAAACAACAAATTTTTCATACCATGTGTTTTCGGTGGGGGATAGTTGAAGGGTTACCAGTTGCTGATTCACGTAAACTCTGATGATATTACATACAGCATTTGTAACTCTTGCTCTGATTTTGATTGCATATTTGTGTCCACTAATCCATGCAGGTGTTGTTTGGTATGCGTAAAGTTCAGAGCCAAGACCATTGCCAGTTATTGATAGTATTCCACCAGATTCCGCTATACTTGCGTTTGACCACGCAGTCCATCCTGTTGTCCCATTACTAAAATCACCATTTCTAACAAGATTTGTCACCGTCATACCACTCAGTCCTGCTTTCATCCATGCGTCTGCAGCATTGGCAGGTAAGGATAAGTCGGAATAGGTATCTTTGGCGATAACAGGTGAACCGCTTGGGTTCGATGCGAGAATCGAGGCGATGGATTTTTCGGCAACGGAAACACGAGTGGCGACCTCTCCTAACTGTTCGAGGTTGACATCACCTGTTTCACCTTTGAGGTCGGTGTAACTACCCCATGAACCATCGGGATTCTGAAAGCGGAGTTCTGTTCCGCTCCACTCATGAGCAGGTTCATCTCCTGTTTCGCCCTGTATGCCTTGTATGCCTTGTTCGCCTTTTTCTGCGATTATCTGCCAATAATTAGTATCAGTAGGTAATGTACCAGCAACACCCGAAAATGTGTGCATAACATAAGCCGAACCTGTTACCGGATAAAACACTTTGTTGTTTACTTTATAAATGGTCAGAGCATTATATTCTTCGAATACGTTTCGTTCAATTTCGTTTTCTTTTCTGGTATCTTCATTACTTTCTCGTATCAATTCAGCTTCTTGTCGAGTCACTTCTTCGTCCTCGAACATAATATGCCATTCTGTTCCGTCATAGAACTCAACGACATCATCTTCATTAAACCGCATGAACTGTATTCCAGTATCGTCGGTATAAGTCTTTACATATGTTTGTGATTCACTTTCCGGGTCTGGAGGTACTGCACCGAAAAGCGACGACTCTTCGAGTTTGACATATACAGGATTGGTAGTTAATAAGTCTCCTCCAACTACTCCGATTTTTAAGAGTCCACTTCCTTCCATCACTTCTGCTGGAACAAGCCCCATATCGTCAACAAGCACTACTTCACGAGCGACTGTGCCTTTCATGAACAGAGCAGTCTTAACAAGTCCGTCCCATTCATCGTCAAACGTAAATTGTACATATACATAATTTTTAGAGTCGGCTATGACTCTTACGGACGGTTGGTCAATTATCTGACCAGTTACATTTAGTTCTATTAGAATCATAACTTACCTCCTATTTTAATAACAGCACGTTATTATTTATATAAAAAGATTATTGTTCCATATCTAAAACATTATACCACAAAACGGTCAAAAAATCAAGTTAGGTTGCAACTTTGGTTGCAAGGTTGCAACTTTTAGCCGTTTTTGAAAAACCCCTCTTAGAAAGCCATTCTATAGACCCTTTTTTGAAAATGACCAAAAGTTGCAACCTTGCAACCAAAGTTGCAACCTAAATGGTTAAAATTTAACTTTTATACCTTAAAAGATAAGTTTTCGAGAGAAACATATGCATTACCCGAAGCAAAAGGTGTCACTACTCCAGAACTCTCAATTTGGATATATGCAAATGTAGCGACCGAACACATTGTCACAAGAAACATTTTCTTCGGTGGTCTGAAACCAACGTCTAATGTAAATGCGGCTTGTCCAGATGTACCGCTCTTAATCATGCCCTGTAAAAATACTCGATTGCCTACCTTGTAGTAGCCGGCTTGATTGTATGTACCGTCTGACGCTGAATAGTTTACCCATGAGTTTGTGAATGTGCTGACCAAGTTTACAGAAGGATTAAGTTCGCTCTTGATTCCAGTTATCTGCTTATAGGACTGAGTCATGGGTGTAGGTGTAGATAATTTAGTTCCTACCCCTCGTATAGAATGTCTACCTCTGTATCTCCAACAAGAGTGTGTTATCAAGGTAGTAACATTGCCGTTCTTAGTGTCATTGAGAGTTACCCAATCACCTGCTTGTAACGAAGGGTCTCCAATAAACTCAACGTCAAAAGGATAGTAAGATATGTCACCGAGTTCTGTCAAAAGGTCGTCCGCTATATTCTGTGGGTCTGTTCCATCGGATATATACTGTAGGGTTTGTATGTCTCCGACATTAATAAATACAGGGTCGGTTCCAGATGTATATTCTGTTCCTGCTATAGATAAGCCTAACGAATTTATATTAAAAAGTTCGTCTTCAACTTTGGTCTTATATCTTTCTGATTTAGCAATAGTTCGGTCAGCGGACGCTTTGTAAAATTGTAGAATTTCCAACGAGCCTGTTCTACTCATTCTCGCATATGCTCCCATAGCGGCACTTGAGTTTGATATTATGTCCCTGTTTTTAAACTGTGTCGGAGCATAATCTACTTCTATAGCCACATCATAATTACAATAACCTGCTATTGTCGCCATTGTTGTTTCGAAACCACCTACTATGTATATTTTTTGAGTTTCACCGCTCGCTATTGTCGTGGTGTCCCAATCTCCAATGGCTTCAAAACTCAACTTATTTATCTGTTGCTCCATGACATTACCGCCAGCATCATATAAGGCGTGGGCGGCAGTTTCAATCAATGCAGCAGTATTTTTGGAAGCGGTAGTATTAGCCAACTTAATATTTATTGTAAGTGTGGCTAATGTTAATGATACAGAAAGAGCATCAGATGTGTTGGTTGTTAAATTGACGTTCCATCCTGTAAACTTCAAGTCAGAAACCAGTAGTGTAAGAGAGTTACCTACAGTTTTTAATCTATTGTCGCCACTTATACTATTTTGCACTTCACAAAAAGGTTGGTCTACAAACCAATAAGTAGACCTAATTAAAGAACTAACTGTAGTAGAACTATATCCAGAACGAGTACCGTCATATAAAGTAATTCTATCCAATGCAATTATTCTAAGATATTCGTCCACTCGTTTTGATTCGATTATATTGTATACACCGAGTGGTACGGCTTCCCAAACTTTAACTATAAATGTATCACCAACATCCGGTTCGTCGGTAGGCAAACTTGAGAACCCAAAATAGTCTTTTACATTCCAAGAAGAAGTTCCTGCGTTTACAATATTATAAGTATTTCCACTCAATGCTCCCGAAGTAAAAGTAACTTCATAAACTTGATTGACTACAAAATTAACACTCACAGGCACAGTATCCGGAACAAGGTCTTCCGAAAAGTCAAAGTTGGCACCTAAAACTGAATCGACAATACCACTTCCTTGTTTCAGTAAAATTTGATAATCTAAGTCGACTGTTGCTCCGTCAAAGGAATAATCTTCAAGGTCGGTCATTTTCAACATCATGCCAAGTTCAGATGCTACTGCTCCACCTACCCTAAAATCTTCGCCCGAAACTATTCGCTCGTCAATATAAAGAGAGTCTTCTTTGATGTTGGCTTCTGTAATAGGTAATCTTGTGTAATCAGACAAAGTTATAAGTCCTCTTAGTCGGGTTTCTCTCAATGATGCCGATATTGATGTTTTATAATCCGCTGATGTAGATACCATAATTCCTCCCAAAACAAAAGCCATAATAACGGCAATTGTCCTTTTCATACTTCCTCCTTACTGTTCTATACAATTAAATGTTATTTGTGAATATCCTTTTGCTGTTCCATCTGTGTTGTATTTAGTTACTTCTCCGGCTTTTGTACTTGTATAGAAGTTAGCAGTTCTTGTTGCTCCGGTCACCATGTCGTCGTATTCAATACTAACTATTCTAGTAATAACTAAACTTAGTAATGATGATGCATCTGCTCTAGATAAGTAGTTCCACATTATCTCAAGTTTACGTTTAGGAGCAATCGTTTCAATGAACATTGTACCATCTTCCGTACGCTCTGCTTTGTCTATATCTTCGTAGGAGAACTTTAATTGCGAGGGGGTAGGTACGGTCGTTCCTGCTATCTTCATGCTAATAGTCCTCCTGTTCTTATGTTTTGTCTAGCGAGAGAAGTGTTTACTACTCTACCCATTTCAACTCCGTCTATCTCTAATTTAGCAAGCATGGGGTTCTCTTGTAAGGCTTCTTTGACGCCTTCTTTTACTCCTTCTGCTATCGCCACAGTATCTACTGCACTTTGCTGTGACATTGGGCTTATTGTCGGAGCGGAGAGTGAAGGAATCGTAGGAGTAGTTGTTCGAGTATCTACCGCTCCTGTAATATTAAACGCTCCGGGTTGCATCCATTCTGGTAGTTCAGTCACGTTGGGTATTTGAGGTATTTGCCATTTTTTTCCAGTGATAGCGTTAAATAATATAAGTAGACTATTTAAACTGGTGGTTACAAGGTTTATTATATTTATTACACCATTCAGTACGTTTAATATTAAATTGTGTACGAAGTCTGCTACAGAATATCCTAAATTTATAAAATTTTGAGCAAATCCTGCAAAATCCAATGTAAATAGAGATTTTATCATTCCCCATAAATCTTTTAAGATTTGTATGGCGTTATTTACCCCCTCAATCATCATATTTAATCCAGACAAAACTACATCTATAACTGTTTTTAAAACATTATACATATGGTCTAGGTAGCCAAAAGTTATAGTAATTGCAGACAAATCTTTACTCTTAAATTTATCAGCAAGTTCATCCCATTTTTTCCCAAGTTCTTCTACTTTTTTTCCGGTATCTTCTATAAATTTTTGGATTTTGGGCATATTTAATTCAAACCAATATTGCATGGTTAAAAAGTGAGGTCTAATTAAATCCCAAATCCAACCGAAGTTCTCATCAACCCATATTCCTAAATCAGAAAAACTTTTTTTTATATTGATTACAAGTTCAGCGACTCTGTCGTCGAGATTAGCCATAAATCCGGGATGAGACGGTAAAGTTAATTCTTCAAACAATTTCTGAATATCATCATAACCCGAAGTAGCGTCATTGCTACCAAGTAAATTAATTTCGTCGAAGGGAGCCAATAGTTTTCTTATCTTTCGAGCGTTGTCTACATCATCGTCGCTTACTATACCACCGTCGTCTTTGCCCATCTCTATACCGGTCAAGTAATCAATATCAGTAACCTTAAATCCAGCCATTAATGCAAGTTGCTGTGCCGCTTCTGTCAAAAGTCTTGTGAACGCTTGTATATAAGGTAGTGCTGTCTGCAACATGGGTATAAAGATATTACCTAAGTTTTCTTTCAACTGTAGGACTTGCTGACTTAGGATTCTGAACATATTAGCCGGAGTCATTATCGTTCTAGCCATGTCGCCCATTACATCTGTAGACTGTTCCGTTATTGCTAAATATCTGAGCATGACTTTTTCCGCCTGTGTTAGGGAATCGAAAGTTACATCTAGACCGTGTTTGTATGCTAACTGTTGCAGTGTCGCAACGTCAAATGAATAACCTAATTCACGCAAAGGACGAAGTTCACCGGTCATAGCAGATTGAACTTTTTCCATAGCAGTATCAATAGGTATATTGAAAAACGAAGATATATCGTAAGACAATTCGGTAAGAGTCTGACTCATACCGACCGCTCTGTCTTCAACAACTCCAAAACCATCGAGAATCTTTTTATACAAACCTATATTTCTAAGAAAGTCAGATTTATATATACCGAGTTTGGCTTGTACTTCATCGGCATATTCTAAAAACTTTTGAGTATTTTCTCCCATAGAAACTGTAAATAAGTTCAAGTTTTCTTGTGCCGCTTTTGAATAGTTTACCCATCCCCCGATTGTTTCACCAATCTTCTTAGCGGTCATGTATGTGATTCCTAACTTCAAAAGACTCGCACCCTTGAACATACCTGTTAATTTAGATAACATTGCTGTACTTTTGCTCGTAGAAGAAGCGAAACTACTAATAGCGGAACTGGTCTTAGTTAGACCAACTCCACCACCGTTGACTCGTTTCAGTTTCTCTATGGATTTACTCAACTTATCTATATTTTTAACCGATTGTGTTACGTTTTCGGTTATTTTGAGATTTACTGAATCTATTGTCTTCTTCATTTCTGCTCTCTCAATCTCAAATTATGTTTTATAGCCCAAGATTCAAACGCTATACACGCTTTCTTTTGGCTATTTTCTGCTTCTTCTTCCTTCGCTTCTTCTTGCTTTTCTTTAGTTAAAGGATAAGGCTTTTCTATATAAGGTTCTGCCTTTGTACCTTCTTTAGCAAAAGCGTGTAGTATAGGACTTAGCCTTGCTATAGCATCATATACATATGCCCCTTGTAACCAAGCCTGTTCGTTGAGTCTCTCCTGTTTGATTTTATCTGCTTTTCTAAAAGCCTTGATTAACCAAACATCTTTATCCCAGAACTGCTCCTCAGTCATTCCAATAGCAAGACACTGTGGGAAAACTTCATCAAATATTTGATGCATTGTTAGGGGAGAAAGACTGGATTCTACCAGCCCTTCTCCCACGATGCGTTTCCCTCTGTAGCAGGTTCTTCAAAGATTGATTCCATAGGCTCAAGGAACATTGTAATCAAAGCCTGTAAGAAACCTTCCTTGTCTGAGATTGACTCATATATCCTTTCAATAAGGTCGCCATTGAGGTTCTTGTGATGCATATAAAACGCACCAGCGAACAAAGCCGGAATAGTCTTAACTGGTTTTTCGTAAATTGCTTGCTGGTTGATACCCTTATCTTCGAGCATTGCAACTATTCGCCTATTGTATTCCAACGTGTACTCATTCTTTTCAAAATTGATTGTCAGTTTCTTTCCCATCTCTACTCTCCCTTTCGATTAACTATTACGCTGATTTTGTAACTTCGGTTGACGGGTTAATGACTATGTTCATATCGGTAACAGCATTAACGCCAGCACCGGGAATGTAAACAGATGCCGCACCCTGCCATTGGAATATACCATTGACACCTAAAGCACCTATCATCAACTGCCAGTATATTTCAGTATCCCCAAACGCTTCAATCGTATCAAAGATGTCAGAATCATAATTGGCTACAAATTCCATCTGGTCTTGTGCCTGTACGCCTTTGATAAACGTCTGCTTAGAGTTACTGAGTGTAGTTGTTTCAATCATTTCTGCCGCACCACCGATATTCGGGAACGACTTTATGTCGCAAAGTTTTGCGAATGTACCACCGGAAGTGGTTTTGTATTCTAGAGTGACTCCTATTGTTGAAATTGCCATATTATCCTCCTAATTATGCTTCTGCTGGTATTGTATATAATGCACCTCTAACAATTTTGTTTGAGGTATTCACTTCTGCGACCAATATCTGGTCTCCTGCTGAAACAAGTCCATCTAAATTTATATAATCGTCCACATCGACCGTGTACCAACCGGACGCTTCTGCAAAAGCAGAATCCCAATCATTGAGATGTGGTTTATAACTTCTCAACACGTTTACATAAAATGAGTTTGTTCCAGTTTGCTTTGTTGCCGAACTAAAATCCATCACAGGTTCTCCGGCAACTATTACATATGAAACACCGTAAGTTCCTGCAATATCCACAACTCTGGCTATCTTAGAACTCTCGTCTGTAGGAAAGATATCAAACATCATCTCTACGACATTATTAACACCACCGGCATTAATCCATACGTCCGATTCACCTGTTATTTGAAACTTACCATACTGACCATATTCACCGAACCACAGTTCATAGTTGGTTTCGGCACTTAATCCGGCTAGAGTTGCAAAAACAGTAGCATCGTAGTTCATGGCGAACTCTAACACGTCCTGTGATTGTACACCTTTAATAAAAGTTTGTTTCTGATTGGATAAAGTTGTGGATTCTATCATCTCTGCCGCACCACCAATGTTAGGAAAGGTTTTGATGTCTCCAAGTTTTCCATCGGCAAGTGAATACACCATGTTTCCACCACCAGCATCCGTTTCTTTGATTAAATAAGTCTTAATTGTACTAATCGGACTCATCATTTCCTCCTTATATAGCGAAAGTGTGCTTATCTTGCGACACTACGGCACTATACTTCATATTTAGTCTATATACATTCAAGTCCACTATATTAGGTAATACACCACTAAATGTCCTAACTAGTCCTAATCCTGCCATTGACGTATCTATTGTTTTGGCTATCGATTTGGCTTCTTGTTTCTTACCTGTAGCAGAACTTGTATATATATTTATATCAAAAGATATCATAGCGTGGTTCTCAACATTACCACTTGTCATAGTATCCGGATATACAGAGTTGTCTACTTGTTCTATAGTTACACAAGGTAATGTATTGGTTCTTTCCGGATTTTCGGAGTATACCTTGACAGTAGTATGAGCGGTTTGCACCGCTTTCATTACAGTATCAATTACTTCATTTTCTATATCAATCATCTGAATACTCCATCAACTACCTTTGGTAAATACCTTCTGACTTCAATAAATGCTCTGTATACAATATTGTTTGGTTTATTACCATATGTACGAACTGCCGTACCGTTTTCTTTTTGTTCTATTATCTCTCCGTTAGTACCGGGTTCTCCTATGTATATCCATCCTTCTTCGTTGTTCCATTGCCCTTTACCGGGAAAAGAACCGGGAAACATTCCAGTTTCGTTTGCATAAGGATGAGATTCTGCGGTATATTTTATACCCGTACCAAATTCAATAAAAAGAACACTTTGTCCATTTATACCAACTTCACCTCGATTACCAGTTTGTTTATAGTAACTCTTAGCGTCGTTTGTTCCGTCATACTCTACATCTGTGAGTGAATTTTCAATAGATAGTTTGGCTATTCTTAGGAGTGCTGTTACAATCTGTTCTCCTTGTTTGAGTCGCTTTTCTTTTTCTTTTTCTATCGCATACAACGCCTGTTGTATTGAGTCTAAGTCCAAGCAATCAAACTCTATGTTTTTAGCCACTTGCATTCCTCTTTCTTAGGAGTATGGTTCGTGTGTTTATACTATCCGTAACCGAGACTACCCTGTAGTCTGCTTCGTCTGTAGTAGAGTTATCAATCCACACCAACGTGTCGCCATCGAAAGGAAGCTCTTTCTCACTGTCCGTTATCAACCTGTCGCCCTGCTGAATCCTACCAAACTCGAAATCATTAAACCTAACTCTGGGGACTCCTACGTTTGCATAAAATTCAACGGGAGAGGAATATGACGACTCTTTTTCTCCTGTGTAAAAACCATCATCGTCCAGTAGTTCTGTTTCTCCGCTATACAAAGCGTAGTAGCACAACGACTGATTGCGAACTAAGTTTCTCATTCTATCCTCCCGACAAAGGGAGAAAGACCTCTCAAAAGACTGACTGGAATATCCGCATCATCATAAGTTCGATTGATTCCGTTCTCGCTATGAGAGGTCTGTCCCTCTGCACCACGTTTAGTGTAAAGGTATGCCGCTATTTCAACTTGTAGTAAATGGTATCTGTCCGGCACTTCTGTACCCTCCGGATAACCGAAGGGATACAGTCGTGTCAAAATCTTATCTCCGCTTATTTCTAAGAGCATGAGCAACAACTCGTCTTCACCAGTTCTACTATTAGCATATAACTTCAAGTGACTTAGTTTTTGATTAATGTCCATTGCTCATACTCCTTAGATTAGTTTAACTTAAGCAGTTCCTTTTACGAGAGTGACGTTCTGGTACTTAACCGGCTTATCGGCAGAGTCTACGAGAGCAACAGCCGCCTTAGTGCTTGTCGAAGCGGCAATCTCTGTAGTAGAACTTACCCAGTCAGTATATCCACTGAGAGCGGTTCCAAATGTGAATGTCACGTCGGAACTACCGAGTTTGTACACCCACTTGTAACCAACTGGAGCGGCTGTAGGTATGACCAACAGAGTTCCGTTTTCTGCCTCACCAGCCGTAGATGTGATGTTTGTAACAGCCTTTGCCGCTGTAAACTGACGCATTGCGACCATCAAATCTTCGTTGTAGAGATATGCAACATAGTGGTATGAACCATAGATGGTCGACCTCATGTAATTCGCTTCTCTCTCAACTTCGAGCATTACGCTCCTCTTTCTTATCAACTTGATAGCACCGGGCTTAACGATGAATCTCCATGTTTCCCCATTGGTTGCATCGTTGACAATCTTATTAGATACGATTATCTGAGAACCGAACAGTTCCGCAACAGCACCTCTGAGTATCAAATCCTGTCCGATATCGGAAGCCTTGATGTAATCATCGGATTTTCTCAATATAGCCTTGTCTGCGGCATTAATGAACAGTGCTTTAGCACCAAGCTCGTCTTCTCCGAAAATGCTCATAGCATCTGCAACATGGTCTACTGAAAAAGCATCTTGAAAAGCATACTGTCTTGTCGCACCAACTGTCTTGAGTTCGGCGAGGATATCGTTGTCAGCCTTGCTGTCTATAGCGAGAGCAATCTGTGACGATGCTTCGTCTATAGGATTACCATAAGCCGAAAGCATTGACTCATCAGTAAGCGTGACGGCTTTTGTGGTTTTCTTGACTTTCTTGTCAACGTCACTTGCTGTCAGTGCGACAGGAGTAACGAGACCATTTTCGTTTGTGTCATCAGCGTCCCCTATGTAACTGTATGACGGGAAGGTGATTGTATCACCGGGACGACCTACCAGCGTGTCGTCAAATGATACTATCGGGAAAAAGACCATGTTATCGGTCAGTTTCTCGTTTATCATCGGAGCGAGAACTTCTGGTATAATCAAATCTGTAGTAAGTGTCTGAGCCATAAAATTTTCTCCTTATTCTGTTAGTTTTTTGTAGAGTTCGGGCTGAGTGTCTCTCAGTTTAACTCTGTCTGCGTAACTTAATTTTTTGAAATCTTCCTTAGTCATTGTCGGATTGTTATTTCCGCCATTTTCCGGTTTTCCAGTCCCTTTCAGCAATTCCTCTTTGGTCTTTTTCTGTGCCAAATCCTGTTTAGCAGATATTACTTCGACCAAACTCTGGGCTTTAGCCAACGTTTCGTCAGCATCTATCGAGACTGCCATAGCAAGCAACTTCTCTGTTTCTTCGGAATCAAGTCCGGCTTTCAGAAAAACTTCCTGTGCCTTCATCCTATTCCTTTCGATTGCCAATTCCTGTTTGGCTTTATCTGCTTCTTCAAGTTTCTGCTTTAGCATTTCTTCGTCTGTCAGTTGACTTGTTTTAAGTTCCTGCAATTCCTTCTTGTATTTGGTAAGTTCTGATGCGACCTTATCAAACACATCCTTCTTGACGGACTTCGGTAGTGTATTCGGGTCTACGAAGTTTTTATCGGCAAGTGCCGCTTCCATCTCCTCGACTGTCATACCTTCTACATACGATTCTCCCAACAATTCCTTTAGTGTCATTCTTTCCTCCTGTGTTTTCGCTTCTCTGCGTTCCATGTGTTTTTCTTCACTTCTCTGTGGGAATGGGTATTCTTTATATCAAACCAACGTTTATGTGGTCGGTTGGTTGGCTATCTGGCTGGTGCCTTCTTCTGTTTCGACCGTTTTGACTTCCGGTTGGTTTTTCCACTTTTCGAGATACTCCTTAGAGTCTACATATACTTGTTCGGGGTCTGAGAACAGTCCAACGTTTTGTACAGCAATCTGAGGATGTATTCCGCAAGTCAGTAAGTTCATAAGAGCCTGTGTTTTGACCTGTAGACTGTCGGTCTTGTTCCTAGTGAACTTAATGTCAATATCCGCTATTTTGAGCGGAGATTCGACTATCGGGTCGGATTCCATTATTTTAAGAATCATTTTGAGCAACCGTCTCTCTGATTTTTTGAATGTCAGTTCTGTAGTTCTTGCCCTAGATTCTGCCGCACCCCAACCATCTCTCAATATGACCGCTTGTCCTGTATCTCCACCAGACCTTGTTGTTTTCCTGTCCGGCATACCGCATATAATAAGCATAGTCTCGTATAAATCGTCTTTAGTGACCTGTGTATCACTCTGATTCAGTTCAGAAGACACTATCTCAACATCTGCTTGTTTGGACGGGTCTATGGTGTTTATCTTTATAGCACCCAACTGTTTAAATGAAGTAAAAGTATCTTCGTCTATATCACAGTTGACAAACTTCATAAAACTCTGTACAAACTGGTCTATTCCATCAAGTCTATCCGATGTGGTGTTGTTTATTGCATCCAGTATAGGTATTACCGGCTCAAAAGCACCCATTCGTCTATTATTTGCCGGATACTCTACTATAGGTACATCTCCTAGAATATGACTTCTCATCTCCAGTATATTCATCTGAGTGCCAGCGGTGGACTCAACTACATAGTACATATTCTTAGTGTAACAATAAAACTTACTGGGTACGCCGTTAGTACCAACTATGTATGTTACGCCCAACAAAGGCTCTTCGGCTATATCATTGACATAAACAACAAAACTATATCTGGGGTCTAAAGTTTTGAGAAAGAACGGACTATCTGCGTCGTTTTCGAGTTTATATAAAACCACTCTACAACCGATTCCACAGACATACATCCATTCTGCTAACTCGTCATCCTGTGCAAATTTATTTTCAGCGAGCATAAATTCATTCAAAAAGTTTATGGAGTCCGAAATCGACTCGTCGTCGCTCCTCCGGACATATTGTATAGGTTCACCGAAAACATATCCTTTGTTAAAATCTACAATCTCCAGAGCATGATTCTCTACGATTTTGTTGTTTATCTCCGGTCTAACTGCTTTCGTTTTATCTAATATAGGCTGAGTCCCTCTATAATAACTCCACAGGTACTCCATCTCATCTTTGTTTACCAAATGCTCCAGATATGCTTTCTGCAATATATCAAAAAGGTTTGCCGAAGTAACTTCTGAGTACATCGATTTAATTTTTCTACGACCAGTATAATTTACACTTGCTGTACTCATCAATTCCTCCTATTAGTAAGTATACTTCATTTCTTTATGGTCTCCACTCAAAAGTATTTCTTGTGGGGCTATAGTTGCCGGTGACATCTGTCCTTTGAGGGCATATCCACCAAAATTGAGCCAAGATGTTGAGACCACAATCAACGTCTGTCTTGTTCGTATTTTTTTGTTTTGTGCATCAAACACTATTTTCTCCGGTTTACTGGATATAGGTTTGTGCGTATGTCCTACAAAAAAGAAATCTATTCCTTCATACATACTGGCAAAATCTTCGTTGCGGTTCAAGGCACTTCCTGTTTTACGACCACCACCGGCTCCGTGTATTATGCAACCGGTATATGTTGGGTTTATCAACCCTTTGCCTTTTTTGTCACCCATCCGAAGAACCATAAAGCCTGCATTTTCTCTAAAAAGATGTTCTATACCAAGTCTGGCACAAACATCATATAGTGGGTTAGCATCTACTTCTTTGGCACTTCTATATTCGTGATTGCCGGGTACTACTGCCAGAATCTTACCGGCTTCTGCTATATCTCTAAACTCTTGTGTAGCCCAGTCCTTCTGCTCACGAGGTCTCATAATTTCTTCGTATACATTTGATACTGAACTTTTTATTCCTTTATTCAATATGTCGCCCCCGAGAGTTATATATGAGTCATCTTCTGACATCAACTGCTTTTTGAATTTCTTCCAAGCCTGTTCATTGAACTCCGGTGAACCTATGTGCATATCCGATATTGGATAAATTTTAATTCCACGATTGTGGGGGAACTCATGTATTATAGGTACAAAATCACCAAGCATTAAATTCTCCTTTATAATCACTCTACATTATACCACATTTGTAGTTATTTGTCAACTAAAACGGTCGTTTGAAAACCTGTATTCCGGGAGTTGTCGTCCTAACCGCTAATTCACTAAGTTGTGCGGTAGCATCCGGAGCATCATCGTGTTTGTTCGTACCGCTCACACTATAAGATGTCAATTTTGAAATATATCTACTGTATTGAGGGTTTGGATGATTGTCCGGATTTTTGAAGTAAAAGTTCGTTTTAATGTGCGGAACTGCCATTATTATTCTCGTCTGCTTATTTATAGTCGAATTTTTCTTCGTTACGGTACATTTATGGTTCTTTTTATTCAATATGTCAGATACGCTATCAGCAAAAGACCACCCTGCTGAGTTGCTCTCAAATTGTGCGAGTTTAACTCCGTATTTTACTATCATATTAGCACACTGAGGTTGTGTCACGTCTGGTAAAGAGCCGTTGCAAACTGCATCTTCCACATACACGTCGTTGCCGAATATAAATCCCACCGGCATCACAGTATCGTCTCCTTTGCCCATCGAAGGGTCACAGGCACATATCACACCGTCTGGAGTCCTGTTGGGTAGTGTATTATACCAACTGAGTTCATCTATACTTAGCAACAGTCCTTCACGCTCAATCGGCTCGTTCATGTAAAGAGTTCTCCATGACACCTCGTCCATAGCCTGTCTCATCTCGTTGAAGAACTCCGTGCTGAACCCTACATTATAAGGATAGTCAAAGTTGCTCTCACCCTTGTCGTTTAGTGCAGATATGGAGATGAATCTCGCTCTGGGATTGTCTATATTAAGTCTTTCGAGCCGTCCAATCGGGTCATGCACAGACCATCTTGTCGCAACGTGAATCTCTTTGGCTAGAGTTTTCTTTCTACTCTTGAGGTCGTTACTGTATTTAAACCAAAGACTATCTAATCGTTCAATCGACAGGGCTTCTTCTATACCGCTCACCAAGTCATCGGCATATAGGTAGTTCTCGCATCGGGTAACACCTGTAAGCGACCCATCGATTGACCTACAAGTAAGTGTTTTAAACCTTGCTTGTGAGTTAAAATTGATAGTCTCGTCTTTGGTGCTTACTGCTTCTACCACGACATTGGGGAACACTTCTTTATAGTTGTATTCCGGGTCTCCTATCAGCAGACTCACTCCGTCATATATGCTTCGTGTCAGTTTGCTACTGTGACCACTGGCGAGATTTGAACCATCTGGGTCTCTGCCCATTACCCAAGCCAAGAAGAAAGTCCCTAAAGTTGTCTTACCCGTTCCCGGTGGTAATGATACACACACCAAGTCCAGCTTGTCGTCTTCTAAGTCTTGCATACTATCAGCCACTACTTTCAATTGTCGTTGGCGAGGTATAAAAAAACGCTTCTCCGGCTCTCTGTCAAACTCCATAAATATCATAAACTCAACAAAATAATGCGGTGCCAAGAACTGCAAGACTGTCCTAGTCAACTTGTAGTATCTCATCCCTGCATCGAGTTTGTCTTTCTCGACTTGTTCACGCATCAGCACCATCAATTGGTCTGGTATTTGTCTCATCCCAGCCAGAACCGACTCACGTTGGGCTTTGTCTCCCTCTTTAAACAGTAATTTACCCATGTCGATGACATCTTTTATATCGGTCACCTTTTTAGGTATATCACCGGACAGTAATAGAAAGGCGTCTAAATCAGTCATTCACTAAAGTCCATTTCTTTTCTAATATACTGTATTTTCACGTCGTAACCGAGTCGATTTATGAGTTTTAGGTACATTTGGTTGATGATGCTCTTTTTTCTGACCAATCTTGAGACATATTGAGTGGTCGTGCCTGTTTTTTCGGCAATCTCCACCTGTGTCGTGTCATTTTCGCTAAGTAAATATTTCCAATCATTCAATAAGTTATTTTTCAGCATTTTCCATCACCGTTATCATCTTGTCGAGATACCATCTAGCCTTTTTTAAGTCTTCCGCACCGTTCTTGTGTTTGTATCTGCTCACATATTTCAGCACGTTACCCGTACAATACGCCAATAGCCCCTCGTCGCCGAGATTACTATGGATGTAATCTATAGTCTCTATAGCCCCGAAGCAATAGTGACTGGGATGATTGACATTATCACTCATCGTCAGACTCTCCTCCAATCAATAGTGCCGCAACCACACCTTCTTTGTTCTTGATGGTAAAAGATATCCCCATCGCTCCTATGTCGAACCCCTGCTGTTTCATCCCCATATAGAGTTGTGCAAGATGCTCGTAGGTCTCGTTTGGAAAATCGTCGAACTTAACATCTTCGTTATATACTTTAAGTGTTACATATACTTGTGCCATCGTTCCCCTCCTAATTGTTTTTATAGTGGGTGGGATATTGGTTTTGTTATCGCAGTACCGCATCCCACCTTTGCTTCATCTGCGGAGCCTACCGACATGACTCAATCGCCGCGTTGTCTTTTTTCTGGTGCGACAGTCACCCTCTTGCAAGAACTGTACTTGAGTATGTTTCAACCCTTACGGTGACAGTCAAACCTGTTGGAGCATCCACGAGGAATCGAACCCCGAACCAACTGATTACAAAACAGCCGTTCTGCCAATTGAACTATGGATGCAAATCGTCGAACTCTATCTGTCCTTCTAAAACTTGAGCATCCTCGCTTTTTTCGCTCTTGCTCTTTGAAACATATAATTCGTCCTTCTCCTCTTTGCCGAGTCTAAATCTCCACAATGCACAACTTTTACAAGGACAGCGTAGCACTTCCGCCTGTTGCCAGCAACAACAATCCAAACATTTGGCTCTTATGGCTTTGGCTCTGGTCAATCTTACCATATTTTCTCCCTTTATCCCATTTATTGTGCTTTTTCTGGAAATTATAACCGTTAGGGGGTATTTTAGCCAAATATAACTACTTTTGTACCCCATTGGGACTATTATACCATAAGTGTAAGTTAAAGTCAAGCCCTTTTTAGAATTTTGGGGATTTTGCAGGGTAAAGTCGCTAGGATTTTTGTATAATTATGCATTAAAAGTGTATAAAAGGGTAGTTTTATGCATTAAAAGTGTATAAAGTTGTATGGTGGAGGTAAGGGGATGTATAGAGGTTGGGTGGTGGGGATTTGATGGAAGGGTCTTTTTTGGTTTTGGGTGCTAACACCCCTTACCACGACAGATGTAGACAGGTGACTATAGTGGTAGGTGCCTGTCTACATCTGTCATAACTACAAATGTAATTAATAGATGCTACTAACTGTAGTCATGTAATAGTTTATACTTATAGTCATTTACTGCAATAAAAAAGACCGTCCCGAAGGACGGTCGTAGTCACTCATCACAAACTGTAATTAGTAACGATATAAATACCATGATAATTAATAATAACGGCAATTGTCATCCTCCATAATATAAAGGTCGATTACATCTTGCGTTGCTTGTTTATATATGTCATCTAACTCCTCATCTGATAAAAACTCTGAGGGCTTGATGACTGTTAGATTTTCAAAAGTGTCATCTATTAAATATACTTTATTCATCATAACTATAACCCCCGTTAATGTAGTAGTAATCAGCACGGTCGATATTAAACTTTACATTACTACCATTGTGGTTACGTAACGTATCGTATGACTTAACGGCTACATCTTTAGAATAGTCATACTCATATAACGTCCCGTCCTCCGCAAGTAAATAATCTATGCATGATATGAGCGTCCCGTCTAATAACTGTATGTATCCGTCATCGTCATCTAATAACATCATTAGTTTAACGTCTGTATCTGTAGTGTATTTATCCCAATAGTCGCGATTATAATACGTCTCATATGGATAATAAGAGTAATTTGAGAAAAGCACATCATCTACAGTATTAAACTCGCCTATTGTACTATAGTTGCCGTCAGAATCCAAGAACGCGAACTTACTGTTAGATAGATTGTAGATTAGTTTTTTAGCGTCCTCATTTAAGTAAAATTTAGCGTCCATTTTACGTAAAGGACTCATGACTGTCATTATAAACTCCATTGTGTCGGAGATAGTCTTATTACGTGGACTCACGGACGATATAATACCATTGTGTACTACCGCCAACGGCACGTACGTGCGTGTTTTTTGGAGACAAGACAAAGAGTGCGACACGGGAAACGGATGAGTGTTAGACGGGCTATTATCGCCAGCAGTACCTATTCTAAAATGGAGTACTAAAGTCTTATCCGTCAGCCCTAGACGCTTGTCTACGTCCGTAAGTGCTTTTAACAAGTCCGTGACTTTCATATAACCTTTATGTATTTCTACACTACCATTGTAGTTAAACATGAATCCGGCTCCGTTGGGATTATTGACAAACATAGTTTTGATAACGTCATCTGTTATCATGGGAACGTTTTTAGGCTTTATCGCAATTATACACATAATTAAATATCCTCCGTTGTAATTATACGTGACTGTATGTAGTCGTTCAACTCTTTATATGGTGTATCTGAAAAAACAGCGTCCCATGTTAGACTATGAAAGTCGTTAAGCGATGTATCTTTACATTTATTGACAAGCACGTCCACAAACTGTATAGACGCTAAGAGAGTTGTTTTTTTCAGCGTACCACGAAAGATTCTAAACTCAACTGTTTTACGATTAGTTAGATTGATAGCAGTATATCTGTCACAATCAAACGCTTTAGATTTTTCAATTAAATCGTCCTCTGTATCAGCGTCCGTGTAATTAAGTGCTACACGTTTAGCCCAATGTTCTAAAGCGTAGTTTGAACGTCTTGAAAACTTAACGATGTTATCCCAGTTACGCTCAAAAAAGAGCATAATCTTTGCTATAGTCAAGTCTCTGTGATTGTCATCATATCCCAAGCCCATACGGGATACGTGAACATGTAAGCCACAAGTACCACAGCTATGAGATGTAAAATCGTAAGACCTTGCGATACTTATCAAAGCACTCCATTCTAACTGATTACAATGATAATCTATAGTTGCCGGATGAGTAACTATCTCCACGCCGTCATCTAAAGAGCCGTCGTGCTTACAGTAGATGTCATCTGTCACCGACTGTAAAGAATCAGCACAAGCCTCAGCGTCGTATCCGTCGTCTATCTCTAACTCTACTCCGTAGTATAAGTTATTGTGACATTCACCTAAAAATATAGGTAACGGCTTATAATTATAGTCATGTATTGCTCTCGGTCTTTCGGAGTAGCAGTCATCACACAAACAAGTGTTATCCTCTGTTGTGTTCAAAAAGTCATTATGATAAAGCCCTCCGCAATTATCACAAGTAAAGTAATTATCATATCTACAATGCTCACACAGATGTAAATAACCGCGTCCGCAATCATCTATTGTACGTATTCTGTCACCACAGCAGTTACACTCCGTAGTGTGGTCGTCTATGCAGTCGTCACAAACATTATAACCGCCCTCTACATACGATATCTCATCTATATGATGATACGTGCCGCAAAAGTCACACATGGTGTAATCATCAGCACAGTTACTACACACGTAGCTGTCTATTGTGTGTATCATATCGTTCTGGTTGCAAACTTTACCGCAACTATGACAAACGTCATCTCCCATTATTTCTGTAAATATATCCATTTTCTAATCCTCCTCAAAAAATTGATTACAATTTTAGTTCTTTACGTTTTCTCTGCCAACTGTCACGCAACGGCGTTTAACTACTCTAATAGTTAATGTCTACTCAGCGTCCACGTTCCCTCCCTTCAAAAGAACGTACCACGATGCACGGAAGCCCCAACATGACTATGACTATAAACGTTATTTAATTTTCAAAGTCCGTGCTGTCAGTCAGAACGACTGTAGTTAACTATAGAATTAGTTAACAGTAGCATTTATTCACAGTACTATTGTACCACACAGTACACGCTGCAAATGTAAACAAATTGTGAACGCTTATAATACATATAAAGCAAACGTAAATAACGCTAACATGAAACGTTTCACCTATAAACGTAATCGATTATATAGCCTCTAAAGCCTCAAAAATACGTTTATTTACAATTTTATGTTTTAAAGGTAGAATATCATCAGATTTTACAAATGACACGATATAAACGATTTGTCATAAGTTATAGTTATGTTCGCCGTAGTCTGTAGTTATGTTTGACTATATCTGTTATCATGTTTGATAGTAAATTACATTTGTAGTCACTGGCATTATAGTCTGGTAACGTAATCTGTAGTTACCGGAACTCTTATAACTACAAATGTAATTTGTTGCCTCCGGTGTACAAACATAGTTTAGTTATGACAAATGTAATCTGTTATTTTCGGCTACTATGACTACAAATGTAATCTGTATTCAAAAAACGTAATTTGTAGCTTAAAGCATTTGAGTGGACGACAAATGTAGTTTGTTGCCAATTTTAATGACTACAAATGTAATCTGTTATGTATTGATGACAAATGTAGTTTGATGTCGACTTCAGTGACTACAAATGTAGTTTGTTGCTTGCCGACGACAAATGTAATTTATAACGACCAATTTATCATTTTAGTCGACTACAGTTTACATCAATCAGAACAATCAGAACAATCAATCTATAAGTTTAATCAATCAACAATATGGTAACTAAACTATAAATGTAGTCTTTAGCGATAACAATAAAGCGGTAATCAATACCGCCTTACTGCTTCTCCTCCTTATGTTTTATTCAACATTCAAACTTAAGTATTACATCCACCGCATCTTCACAGTTTTCAAATTCACTAAAAAAATCTTCCACCACTTCAACGTCTCCCCGTTCTTCAGCTTCTCTGATAGCTCTAATCATTCTGCCATACATTCCTTGACTTTGGGCTAAACTCTCAAAAACATCCATTACTTCTTTTCGGTTCATATTGCACCTCCTCATTTAATTGTCAATGTACTATGGCTATATAATAACACTTTCTACCCAATTTATCAAGAGGTTTTACTGCTTGTTAACGATTTGTTTACATATTAATAAATTGTAAACAGTGATTAAAATCCCTTGACCTCCGGCTTCACTTATGCTATACTGTGTCCATAGTACATTGAAAACTGAATAATAATTTATGGGGGGTGCAAACATGACACAAAAACAGCAAGAGGCACGGGCAAAAGGTGCTATAAAACAGTGGTATACATCTAAAGCAAGAAGTTTACACGATGTATATAAATCATTCTCAGAAGCTAAAAGTCGAGCGTGGGCGTACTGTGAGTGGCAGATGTATAAACACAATGGTAGTTACTTGAGGGTGATATCCCACAACGTCAACATTTTCACAGCCGGCTTTGAGTTCGTAGAACCGGAAACAGGTGTAGTTAAGTTCTATTATATCACACCGACGTATGATGTAATCGTTGATATGGTATAAGTAATTAAGAGGGTAATCAATCCCTCTTTTTTATTGTCCGGAGGTTGACTAATGACAAATGTAATTAGAGGTCTCCCAACTACATCAATCAGAACAATATGACAAATGTAGTTAGTCATCAATCAGAACAATCAGACCACAGTTGTAATCAATCATCAATCAATATGGTTACAGTTGTAAACAATCAGCGAACAATCAGAAGTTTGGTAACTAAACTATATTTGTAGTTGAGGACGGCAAACAATCAATCAGAACAATCAATTTGTCAACAATATGAACAAATGTGAACAATATGTGAACAATATGTGAACAATCAACAATCTGCATACCCTTAATAAAGTTTTATGCAGTTTTATGCATAATTATGCAGTTTTATGCATAAAAGTTTTTGGGTGGTTGCACTAATAGTGTAAAAAAGGGGTTTAGGTTGCAAGTTAGGTTGCAACTTTTAGGTAAAATGACCCTTTAGGTTGCAACTTTGAACAACTTGCAACCTACCCCCCAAACCCGCAAACGTCCTAATACCAACCATCTCCAGCTTTTTATGCATAATTATGCACCCCTAAGGTTATTAGTTTGTTTACTTTTTCATAAAGTACCTATAGAATTGACTCCTATAGACCTTTTATCAGAAATAGGCAACTTGCAACCAAAGTTGCAACCACAATAGTGCTTTCTTCAAATCTATTCAATCATTTCCTTACTTTTACCCTAAAAAGAGAGCGGTATCTCTACCGCTCTGTTTTTATTCACTTACTAGATTATCTGCAACTTGTTCCCACCTTCAAACACAGCAAGGTACTCAATGTTCTTATTGATTACAACCGCCTTCGGGAAGTCCTCACGTTTATACAAGTTCTTGCTTACCAATTTAATCCAGTCGTGGGTATCGGTGGCACAGGCGTACACTTCTACCGGCAACTCCGGATGGATGAACGTCTGTAAATGAGCGAGAGATAAACAAGACTCTCTGGTGACGAACTTAGTCACTACATAACGAGCGTCCTTATCAATGTCCAGTTCTATTAAATAAGTTTTCTGCATGATATTCTCCTTTATTCAGCGTCTTCGAGCCAATCCGGCTCAAACGACTGGTCTCCGTACTTCCAACATTCATAAAGTACACCGTTGAGTTTTACTGCCGGAGTCGCCCAAAATGAGCAACCAAAAAAGCCTGCTTCGTCGTTTTCTTCAAAACCAACTACTCCATCTCTCTTGATTTTTGCACTGGTGCAGTACCAATCTTCCGCAAGCCCCACTTCAATATCTTTATACTCTGCGTCATTTAAGAGCGATTCTATCATTTCCCAATCTATCTGACGCATACCTCCTTTATTAGCCGGCTGAGTGCTTCCCAATAAGAAACCTTCCATAAAAGTATAAGAGTGTTCTTCGATTGGCTTGAGTGCTTCCTGTTTCATAATGCTTTAATCCTTTCTCTTTCCTTAAATTCCTCACCATGTTCTGTATATTCAACGTTCACTATATCAAGTGGACATATACCCTTACTTTGATGTCGAAATCGATTTAGGGCATATTGTGTGCGTTTAGAGGCATATGCCCAATTTGCGGTTATTTTACGTTAAAAAGGTATTCTTTGAGTCTGTCTTTACCGAAAGTCTCGATGGCACTCTCAGCAACCTCTCGTGAAGTAAAGTAAACTTGTAAAGGTATTTGAGAATAAGTCGACGAGGCTATACCTATTTCTTTCATTGTGTGAACGAAGAAAAGGGAATACACGGACGAATCAAGGTTATCCCAATCTATATCTTTTTCGTTGTGTTCTTTTGCGAATCGTTCGAGGTCAACAATTAATAATTGACGATTTGAAGCGAAGTGAGCGGCGTCTTCAGAAGGGAAACAATTACCAAAAACCCATCTATAATGGTCGGTTTCACGGTCTACTTGCCAAACGTCATTCAATATAACACCATCATCACTTAAGTACCAATAGTTGTCTCCTTCCTCCGGTATCCAGTTTTTAGATTCCGACTCGTTCAGTTTAAGGATTATAGAGTCCATTTCCTTTTTCAGTTCTTCTACTCTTTTTAAAATTTCTTTATTAGTCATTTTAACCTCCAATCATCTCTATCCAATAAATAAACCATTACAGCCACGTAGCATATCGCAAAAGCCGGTATAAAAATTATTTCCCAAATCATGATATCAAACACCACCCCACACCACCACATGATATAGTTACAAGTTTGCTGTTCACGTCAGTAAAAGTTACGTAATTGTAATCTCCACTACATATATCGTTTCTCAAATTTAGTAAAGTTATAAAATCACCTTTCTTCTTGAACTGGTCTCCGTTTTGCATGACTATTTCGATAACATTCATTTTATTCAAGCCCCTTCCGTATTGTTCTGCTTTATATTATCACAAATTCATAAAAAAATCAACGGTTTTTATTACTGTTTACAAAGTGTTTACAAATCCCCAAAAGTATGGTATAATGACAATGTTAGACGGGGAGGATAATATGTCAACCGATAAAGACAGAGAGTTCTGGAGAAACCAATACTACAAACGTAAAGAGCAACGGCTCGAATGGAAACGTAAAAAGTATAATAATGACGGTGAGAAGGCTAGAGAGTATCAAAGAGAGTATGCAAGACGTAAGCGTGAAAAACTAAGGCTTGAGCGTATTTCTCGTGGTGAGTCCGTAGGTCGTAAATACGCAACTAAGAAAGTCATCACTCCGGAAGAACTTGAGAGACGTAAAGAGAGACAGCGTCAGTATAGAATAGAGCATCCTCAACCTTATAAACCGTTACCGCCTTTAATTTCTAAAGCAAGAAACAGGTTATATGCTAAGCGGAAAGAATGGAAGGAGCTTTAAGTATCGTCCATTGCGGTCGCTATCATAAATATAAACATTAAACATACGCCTACAATTATCATTCTTCTACCGCACCATCTAATGCTTCCATTTTTCTTATGTCAGATATTAACCCATTGCAAAAATCCAAAACCTTACAATCTAGCCAACTTCCGTCTTGCCCGTCTTCGCACAGATTTGATAAGTAAAATTGTTTTAAAAAATCCAAGGCGGCTAAACAAAATGTAGTTTCAAATTCTGGATTTAAATCATTGGTAATTGTTCCGTTCGGCATTGCCCAAATTCTATTAAAAATCAATCTCTAACCCCCCTTATAAAACGAGTATTTTATTGTTATTCTGTCTTCACTTTTATAAAATCAAGCACTTCTTTGAATCCCAATCCATTATTTTCAATAGGCTTCATAATATATTCGTGCTGTTTCGGAAGGTTGCCCTTCATTTGTTGAAATCTATTAGGATGTTTTTCGAGATGGCATCCGAATCCACAAAACATGCATCCTGTACCTTTTAATTTGGACGTGTCCAACTCTTCGTCATAACATGAATCAATTCTTTTTTTTGAATCGCAAACTTCTATAATCTCTCCGTAGGGTTTTGCTATGGGCAGATTAAACATTCTTAAATAATGAAGAACATCTTGGTCTGTC